ATACACGCAAAGCCCTAAATTATTTGTATAATTTAGGGCTTTGCGTGTATGTATAATACTCATAAACGCCGAGTCTTTTGCGAGAGCTTATTTGGGGGAGGGTAAGTCAAGTACCTCCGTGTATTCTTTGTAAGAGATTTCGATCCACCCTATTTCAAAGTCAACCCATCTTTTTTGAACTTCCAAGTGAGCTATTTGCTTGTCCTCTGCCATTAAAGAATCTAAAAAGGCTTTTTGTAAGTTGTCTATGTCTGGTTTGGATTGGTGGAATCTGCCGTGATGTAGTTTCTTTTTTTTCTTAGACCAAGAGGGTGGGACTGGTATAAAGAAGGTTATAGAAGCACCAACCGGTGGAAGAACAAATCTTTTTGACTTAGCTTCTGCGCATAGATCTACCTTGTACTTGTTGTATTTTTCTAGTCTTATTAATCTACTTAACCCGGATGGGCGTAATTTTTCTCTAGGTATTCTGAAAAATATTGAATCACCTTGAGTTGCCCTTACGTGAGTTTGGGGTGTTATATTAAGGATTACTTTTTTCATAAACCCCTCCTGCGTGTTGAACTGCTGGTTTCTGTTTTGCGATCTGTCTTTCTAAAATGTCCTCTACTGTTTTGCTTAATGACCATTTTTTCTTTTTGGCTAGAAGTTGTAATTTAATGTAACTTTCTTCTGAAAGGCTAATTGTAATTCTTTTTTTCATTATGATGCAGTTTGATGCAATATACATCATATTGTAACATTTACCAAATAAGCTTACAATTAGAAAACTTTGTACAGAATTATGTACATAAAAAACCTCCTTTTTAGGGGAGGCCACTTGGGGGGAAGTAAATATATTATCGTTTATTTTTTCTTATGTCTGTTTGCAAATGCTCTTGCGGCGGCAACAGAACTGAATCCCCACGCTTTTAGTGCTAATGCTTTTCTCGTTGGTTCGCCATTTGGTTTTTTCATATCTCCTTTCATGCCTGCGAATCTAGCTGCAAATGATACACGTCTTGGATTAACTCCAGACTTAACTGGTGCTTTTAAATTACCACCCGTTTCTCTGTTATAGGAAGCCCTTCCTTTGGCGTTTAATCCGCCTTTTGGATTCTTACCTTCACTACGCGTCCAAGCTGGTGTTGTGTGCCTCATTTCTTTTTTTCTTTTGCTTTAATTTTTCTTTCTTGCTCAAGCATTTCTGGCGTAGGTTTTTTGCCTGATCCTGCTTTAGCGCGGATGTTATTCCAAAGACTATTGGCAACTCCTAATTTATTTAGTTTCCCTTTCATTTTGCATTTATGTTTTTTGCTCTCGCTACCGTTATTAATCTTTTATTACTGTCGACTCTCCTGTCTTTGGATTAAACTTAGATTTAATAATTTCTTTTTTACCTTCCTCTTGTCCTTTTTTTCTTCTGTATATATCTCCATAATTATCTACATAGGTATCAAAATCAAACAATTCAGGTTTCTCTTGCATAAGCCTTTCTAAATATCTTGCAGGATATCCGCCAAGAGCAAATTTCTTATAATCTTCTTTTCTAACTGGTGCGATTTTACCTGTTCTTCCACTATATACTCCTCCAAATGTATCAGGGTTTCTTGGTTCTTCACCGCTATATCCTAAAACTTCACCACCGGGAACCATGAACGAAGGATTAAAATAACCACCCTCTCTTATCCATTCTTCAATTGGAGGCGCAGGTAAAGGATCTTTAGTTTTTTGCTTATCAACCTCTTTAATAGAGTTCATTATTTCAAATGTTCTAGCCCCTAAGATATTATCAGCAAGAATGCCCGCTTTTGGCATGCCATACTTTTGTATCATATTTTTTATAACATTTTGTCCTTCTGGAGTTGATTGCAAATAGTTTATTTGAGCTTGTTGAAATTCTTTATTTGATGTAGTTGGAAAATTATATTTATTAGCATACTGAATTAAATCATCTTCAGATAAACCAGATTCAACAAAAGCATTACTTCTGCCTGTAGGTGTTTTTTCTTTTCCACCCTTATAAACAGAAAGGTTTGTTCCTTTTACTTTTTTTGAATTAGAAAGTTTTTTATTAGGATCGCCGGGAGCCTGCATTATTCCCATCATAAAATATAATTTAATATAAAATTAAGATTTTTCTGAAATATCTGAAATTTTTATTTCGATTCCTGAAAGCATGGCATCTATGGTAGCCTCGATCATATCTCTTTGCTGTGGGTTCAATAGGGCTACTTTCTCACTTATGGCTGGAATGGCAAATACATCACTTTCTATTTCAGCTTTGAAACCATCTCTTACAGCCTGTGTTAAGTGTGGGTAGGCAAGCAAGTCTTTGAATATCCAGTTTATTCGGTCTATGTATGTTTTGAATAGTCTTGATCCCATGGCCTCTGGGAACTCTCGTCTAAAATCCTCGAAATGCTCTTTGGCCATTTTTAAGTGGTGTACGGAACTTACCACATTAGATCCTCTCATTGTTAAAGTTTTTGTGGGTGTTTTCTATCATACTTAGGTATGCTCTTGCTTTCTCTACTTTGTCTTGGATTAGCTGAATATCTTCTTCGTTTCTTTGTACTGGAAAGATAAGTATTCTTTCTTTTATATCAATATCATCAAACATCATGTTTAATTCCAATTTAGAAGCCTCTAGGACGTATTCAGGGCTTTCTTCTGATATAACATCCATTCGGTAGAGTAACGACTTCTTTTCCTGCTCTATGATGCCAAAAGGGGTGTTTACAAGGCAATATGCAATTGACGACTCAACCGCGCCTGTTAACCACATATATGACTGCAATTGCCAATAGTACAAATCCTTTAACTTTTCTGGTAAATTTCCTAAAAACGTAAACAGGTCGTAGCTTGATTTCACATCCCATATCTTCAATCCACTTTCGCTTAGATCCAAAATATCTGGATGCCCTGTAATATAATCGTTAGTGAACCGTTCTGTGTTCTTGCTAAATAGCTTGCCCATGTATTCCGAAAGCAATGCGATCGAATCATCTTCTACTTGTATTCCTTTCTTCATTTGCTTAGTCTGTACGTCTTTTTTGCGTCCGTACTTTTCTGCAATGTAGATTTCAAGCAAGTGTGTTTTTGCTGTTTTGGATAAGTTGCCTGCGTCCTTGTCTGCTTTGGCTTGTGGTTCCGTCATCAAGTACCCAACAGAGCTGGACCTAATTAAAGTTTTGTTAAAATTCATTTGAAAGATTTTAGTTTTTTGTCGTAATACGCTTTTAGTTCCGGTTTGTTTTTAGCCATAAATTCAAAGGCTTTTAATTCACCTTCGTTTTTACAAGCGTCAATAAAGCTCATTGTCCTCTCAATCAATGTTTGGGGAGATTGTGTCTTAATTAATTCTACCGGTTCTTCTTCATGTTGCAAAGCCTGAACCTTTTGATTGTTAAGATGGCACTCCTCTACGAATTGTTTTGCGAGATCAATGGCTTTATTTGCGCTTTCACCTTGCTCCAATACAATCTCAACGCCAATTCTTTCGGATTGGTAATTGCCAAGATTGAATGTTTTTTGATAGTTAATTGTTCTGATTTCCATTTTAGTTGAAGCCTTTAATTATTTAACCCTAGTTACATGAGTGATTCCATTGGTGTGCTTAATCTTGAAGATCTTAGCTTGATGTTCCTGTGTTTTTTTAAGATGGGATATCATTACGGCCACCGATGTAACCGGGTTATTAAAGGAAATTGTTTTGTCCACTTCAAGTGCGCCGGTCTTACTGGCAACTGAATCTGGATTTGGTAGTCTTGCCATATTCTATATTTTTATCAAAGTTAAATTTAATTATTTAATTAAAAAAATAAATTTAATGTTTTTTTTCTATTATCTTTGCCATGGTTAATGGACTTAGTACGGACAACTGATCCAACCCGGTACCTATCTAGGCGGCCGGGTTTTTTTATATCCAGACCAGCCACATCTATAATAACTCGCGTAAGCGAAAATTTTAAAAAATCAAACACTTGGAGGGAGAGGGGGTAACGTTACAATATAGGGTGTAGTCGACCGCAAGGGGGAACGGGCAAAGTGGTGGTACGGGGGTTCGGGTTTTGGTTTTGGGTTTTGGTTATGGGTACGGGCAATTGCTTGATGTGGTTGGGTTGTAGGGTGGTTTAGTGGTTGCAATGTGGTCAGGTCGGGCAGTTGTATGTATGTGGCTAGGGGATGTTTGGGTATTGGTATGAGAGAGGGGATATAGATAGGTGGGGTATAATAATTGTAGCTACATTTGGTTAAATTAAATTAAATTTTGTAGCTACATTTAAAATATTTTTACTAACTTTGTAGCTACAAATAAAATAATCTATGAAAACAGCAATGCAAGAATTAATTGAATTAATTAGATTTACAGATAAGGAGTGCTATGCAACAATGTTTAATGAAGGATTGTTTGATAAAGCACTTGAAAAAGAAAAAGAGCAGATAGCAGATGCTTTTAGAAATGGAAGTACATCATCAATGTTAGGTGGTGGACATTGGACACAATACTACAACCAAACCTATAACCAAAACAAATAACCTATGAAAAGTAAGCCAATTGGGGTTAGATTTGACTTATATAAGTTGGACATGATTCAAAAAGAGCAAAATTTGACATCTGTTCAGCAAGTAGTGAATTATTTAATGGATAATTATAACATAACCGACTCAAATTTGCCACATAAGGTTCTTGATGGTAAGATTAACGCCAAGTTTATTCAAGTGCCTCAAAAAGAGCTTAAAAATGGCAATCCTGAGCCTCCTGAAGGGTTGGCTGGAATAGATTTAGCAATTTGGAAGTCTGAAAACTGGGATAAGCATTAATTTAATGTTAATATTTTGATATTTATTTTCAATAAAGCAATTTAATTTGTTAATTTTATATTAAAATGTTTTAATGACACAAAAACAGCAACTAGCAGCCGAGTATTTAGCAAAATTCCCGTCTATTAGTAAACACTCGATTGCGGCTAAACTTTACAATGATCATGAACATATTTTTAGTAGTGTAGAATCGGCAAGAACAGCAATAAGAATGATTACCAATGCCGCTGGTGTCAAATCAAGTACAAAAATAAAAATTACTCACACTCCGGACTTGCCTCCGTCTAAAATGCAAAATAGAGCATTTGTAGATTTACCAATAAGCTCTGACAATATTCTTTGGCTATCAGATATTCATATTCCAAATCAAGACAACGAAGCTATTAAATTAGCAATTGAGTATGGGGTTAAAAATAAAATTAATTGTATAGTATTAGGAGGAGATATTTTAGACAATACTCCATTTACAAGTCATGACGCACCGCCTCCGGGAAAGGATGATGTAGTTGAGTGGTTTGAATATTGCGAAATATTTCTTTCTCATTTAAGAACAAAATTTCCAAAAGCGCATATAGTTTGGCTAGAAGGAAATCATGATAATTGGTATGTAAGATACTTAATGAAAAAAGCACCTGTATTTTTTAATGATGAATATTACAGATTGCCCCAAAGACTTGATTTAAAAAAATATAACGTAGAATTTTACGAACAACATGTAGTGGTTCGCGCTGGTAAGCTGCATATGTTACATGGGCATACAATTGTAAGGGGGTTTATGGCACCCGTTAACGCTGCAAGGGGTGTATTTATGAGATCTAAAAGTTCAATGATTATTGGTCATGTTCATTCTACTTCAAATCATTCTGAAACAAATATAAAAGAAGAACAGATTAGTTGTTGGAGTGTTGGATGCTTATGCACATTAGCTCCGGACTATGATCCACACAATACAAAACACAATGTAGGATTCGCGCATATCTTGGTAGAAAAAAATGGAGAATTTGAAGTTCTAAATAAAAGAATTATTAATGATAAAATTTTATAATTATTTTTTAGAATAATTTAATATTATATATTTAGACATATCTTTAGGAACATTTCTATATGTTTTTTTAAAACCTTTGGGAGCCATTTCTATTAAAGTTTTATCAGTATATATTCCAGTAGGAAATCTTTTAAGAATAGGCATCATGTGATAACTGTAT